TTAACCTGTGTGTCTTCTGACATTTTTTCTCCTATTCAATTATTAATTTTCCATTTCGGTCATACCAATCTGGATTGACAAATGACCATTGATGACGACAATTATATCCTCCTCTAACGATAAATGGATCTCCTGGTTTTTTACCTTTCCAATTTCTTCGCCAAAGTTTCCTGACCTCATCAATAGTAAAAAGTCCTCCTTTTCTTTTATCATATCTACCATTTCTGACAAGCCTACAGAAATCTCTAGTAGTAGGTATATTACTTCCTTGATAAACCACATGTGTTAATCCAGCATCTTTTGATTTAGCTAAATTGAGGGTTGCATCAAATTCTCTTAAAGAATCATTTAATATCTGTCCAGCATACCTTTTCATATTCTCGCCAGCTCTATCTCTTGCAAATTTTGATTGTAATGTCTGAATATTTTTATCTAATTTATTCTTTAATGCTTTGCCTTGTACTGTTCTTTTATCTAATTTTCTTAATCTTACTTCATCTCTTTTGATAGATTTTACTAATTCGTTTACTTCTGTATCTTTTGCAGATGCATATATTCCGTTTATAGTTCTTCTTAATTCTTCTTCTAGTTCTACAGGATCACTTCCTATCAAAGTATATTGATAAATTTTTTCTGATAATCTTCTTGTAAATGTATTAGATACATCTTTGAATTGAGTATAAGTTTGTCTTTTTAAATTTTGTATTAATGTCAAATCAGATTCAGTAAGCTGTTGAAATCTCACAGGTATATTACCTACTTCTCTAAATGCTCTTTCAATTCTTTTAGCTTGTTTATTGAATCCATCTCTTACGACAGTATCAGACCATCTTAAATATTCTTTTTCTAAAGTTTGTCTTATCAAAGGTTGAACTGCAATAGCTGATCTTAAATTAAATAATTTAAAGTCATCACTTTTAGGAAGATTTTTATTTACAAAGTTAACAACATCAGTTTCTATTTTATCTAATGTTCTAATTAATGTTTCGTAATATTCAGCTTCTGCAATCTCTATGGATCTGATTCTATAATTAGTAAAATTTTCTACTATATTGGCCATTCATTAAACTTCTTCCTCTTCTACTTCTTGAGTTGTCTCTGGCTGTTGAACTTCGTCTTGAGTGAATTGTCCCAATTCTTTTTGTTGTTCGATTTCATCAAATATTATATTTAATTTTTCGTCATCATCTACAACTGCTCTAGCTATTTCTTTATCAATTTCTTTTTGTAATGTAGGCGATTCTATATTAATTGCTTTAGCTTGTTGAAAATATGCAAGATCACTAGCATAGTCTCTAATGTTAAATGAATCTGGATAATTTATTTCTCCATCAAAAACTGTATCTTGAAACATTGCATAACATCTAAATAATTGTTCTTCTGCTATTTCTAAATTATCTGCTTTTTCAGATAATCTTGCATTTAATAATTCAAATTCTGTTTGTAACGCTATTCCTGATGATACTGCTTGTTTAGTTGTTCTTACTGCTCCTGTGTGTGCAATTCTATTTATAGATTCTACTTTGTGATTTATTGATTGCATGAGTCCTTGTAAATTTTGTCCTGATGGTTGTAATAGATATGGTTTTAAATTAGGTTCCATTTCTTCAGGCATTTCAATAACTGCACCAGCTCCAGCACTTGCATTCACTGATGGAGTCTTTACTAATGATGGGTGATTTGTTAATCTGATTAGTTGTTCAATTTCTGAAAATTCATTATAAATAGATTTTTGTAAATCTGCAATATCTGCCAAATCGGAAATTCCTAAACCTTTTTTGTGGCTCTTTGAATTATAAAGAATAACTGCTGGTATTCGTCCGATCTGGTTATCGGCAGTATCTATTGTAGTTGGATCCGATCTATCATCTTTTGCATATATTGTTTCTATTCGATCTGGAAACCATAGTCTAAAATAAGTACCACCATCTTTATCAACTTCTTCTCTAATTTTAAGATAGTCTAAATAATATTTTCCATTAACTTCTCTTTTAAAATTCCAATCTAAAACATTTTCTGGAGTCACTAATGATAAATAAGGTCTTATATCTTGCTCTAGTTCTTCTGCTCTTGTTCTTGTTTGTATCGCTGGTTTATCTAAAATTAAAAAACAATGTCCATATATTGATGAATATATTTGTGCTTGTTTCATTACAGAATTAAAACTGTTACCTTCTAAGTCTGCATCTTTTAAGAATGATTCTAAACTAGGATCATCTGCCATATCTCCAAAATCTCTTGAAGCTTTTACTCTAAATAAAAATGATGAATATATTTGTATAATATTCTTGCAATGATTATCGCAAGGAGTATTTCCTAATCTTTGATTATATTCATTATCTAATTCAAGATTATATCTATTAAGATATTGACCGATTGTGTAATCGTATCCTCCATTAAACGAACGTATAAAAAATTCCCATTGATTTACATTCTCCTTGTAATCTTTATGAGTATCAAATGCTTCGTCTCTTGAATATGCCATAATTATTTATGAGTCCATCTTACTGGTTTAAAAGGTTTCGAATCTGCTATCAAAGGTTTTATTATTTCAATGCAATATCCAATACTATCGTTCATATGGTCGAAACCTTCTTCCTTATCAGGAATATTTGTATTTTCCTTATATATCTGTCTTTGTAAACCTTTAATTATAATTTTGCAAGATGGATTAATAAATATGTGTCTTTTACCATTTGCTGATTTTAATCTTGAGTTCACTGCATTTATTCTGTCTCTTACAGGACTATGCTTTAATTTACATTTAACGTTGAATCCTGCATTCTGTAAGATTGTTAAATCTGTTCTTCCTCCAGCAGATGTTTTTCTTTGACGACATGCTGGATCTGGATAAACAAAAATTTTAATTTTAGATCCATATCTATTTCTTATTTCTTCGACCATTTCATCAGTATTACTTGAATAAATAACTATTTCGTCTTTAAAATGTATTATATCTTTGTCTATTTGACATACAGAAGCTGACATCGGATCTACGTTAAAATCTAATCCGATATGTAAAGGTTTTGACCAATCAATATTGCTATGCTTTACATTTTCTACAGGGTGAAAATTATAATAAACTGATCCAGCATAATTCTCAAATGTCCCTTCAAATTCTTGTCTATAAGTTCTAATATCTACATCTTGTTTAGCTTGATCTAATTCTTCTTCAGAAACCATTCCACCTTGAAGAGTTGTATATTGAAAACTTTTCCATTCTTTATCTTCTCCTTGTCCTTTTAAATACATTCTATAGGACCAATTACCATAACCTTTAGGAGATCCACACATTAGTACATGACCGAGAGTATCTGCAACAGAAGCTCTTAATACTTCTGTCCATGCTTTTTCTTCTATATCTGCAAATTCATCTAATATTAAAAAATCTAATCCTACTCCACGAAGAGCATCATAATTTTCACAACCTTTTAATGATATAATACTTCCTGTCTTTTTTATTTTTATTGATAGGTTTGTTTCATTAATAGAATCAATCCAATTAAAATCATGTAGCATTTGTTTTAATTTAGACCATACGATTTCTCTAGCCATCTTAAACGTAGGTGCTACGTACCATATATTTTTATTTACCTGACAAGCATATTTCATCATTTCAGTAATACATAAAAAAGTTTTTCCAAATCTTCTCCCTGATATTAAAACTCTAAATCTATTATCTGATTTCGATACTGCTAACTGCGGTCTTGTTAGGCTGATTTTCATGGCATCCAAATTTTATATAAACCTTATACTCATTAACATCTTCTCTGCCTAGTTCTACAATTTTATTATATGATTGATTATATCCATCTAACATACAATCATAAGCATCAACATATTCTACTTCGGATTGAAAGGGAGGAAGGCATGTTGTTTTTCCATCTATAATAGAACACATTAAAAAAGTTAAAATAAATTTCATTCAAATTGATCCTTATGTGGTGTGTTATTAGCTATATCTTCTTCCCATTTATCTATAATTTTTTTATTATGATTTTCTTTAATCTTATTTAGATTGTTTGTTAATGTGGTAATTTCTACATCTTTCAAATCAATCACTGCTTTTAATGTATCTATTTCTTTTTCTAAAATTAATATTCTTACTTCAAGATCACTACTACCTCTATGTTTAAGTTCTGTTTTTAATTTATTAATTAAACCTAATTTTTTTACGATCTCTGCTTTTGTCATTCTAATATTAAAGCTTTAATAGACTTTTCTCCCATATAGATTTCTGTTTCAGCTTTACCACGATAGCATTTATAGGTTACTGATTCAGAATAATTTCGTTCTGCTTCACGCTTACCTCGTAAACACATAGCCATTGATTCTTGTATTCTATGCTCTTTGATCTCTCCATTTACAAACATTAGCAAAGCTATAACTGACTCTATCATTGTGAATTTCCATTTGTATATTTTATTTCTCTATTAGCATCTTTTAACTTTTCAATATCTTCTAAAACTTTGTCCATTTGTTTTCTTAAAAATTCTATATTGACTTTGTTCAATGCCATGTTCTCAATATGTTTATTTAATTTATCTGTAGTCTTATAAAGATCCTCAATCATCATAAACTGCTCGCTGTCTGCTGGTAATGAACCTAGTTGTCCTCTAGGCCATTTGATTCTAAATTCTGTATTTTCTTCTAAATCTTTTTCCATTAATTGTAATCTAGTGTCAGTAATATTTAATCTTTCAACCATTTGAAAATAACCCATTGTTCCGAGAGCTACGATTATTATAAGACTAGCGACTGTCTTAAATGGCATTTGCACTTTCGCTTCTTCGGAAATATTTAAAGGTTTATTACTCATACTCTAAAACCTTTTCTCCATGCTTTCATACTCCAAAATGCAGGACTCAATGACTTTTGACCTTTTACTTTTGCTAATATAGGACGAAACCTTGCAAAAAACATTCTCTGTCGTGTTGGATTATTTTTTTTAATTGATAAGTTAGGATCTCCGAACCTTACTACTTGAACTCGATTCGTTTTAGTATTTCTTACATAGACACCAAACTTTTTAGACCTTCCAGGTGTTCTAAATGGTTTATTTAATTTTACAGATCTACCTTTGAATTTTGCCATACAAAGTAAATAGCACTAATTATCTACAAATGCACCCATAAAAATAACCTGAGCCATCTTTCATCTGATGTAGGTTAATCGGATAATCTAAATATTCCGTGAACTCTAATCTAATAATATCACAAAGAGAAAAGCAATCTACATCTGCTAATATCTTTATGTGATCTATCATTTGTTTAGTAACTTCGACTAGCGAATAAGTACCATCATTATAGATAATTAATTCCATTATCTTTGAAAG